AAGGTCGACGTGCAGATGAACCCGCGTCTCACCTGGACCACGTCCTTCGCCATCTTCCGCACGGACAGCCCGATCAAGGGACTGATCCGGCAAAGCGAGACCGATGTCGAGCTCAAGGTGAAAGCCGAAGGCAGCGAGTTCGAGTTCGACAATGACGCCTGGCAATTCGGGATCGACTCATGGCGCACTGCAGGTTATGGATACTGGCAGCGCGCTTGCTACGTGACAATGACCTGATCGTGTTTTGGTTCGGACTTCCCGATCGAGGGAGGTCCGTTTTTTCATGGTCTTCACCGAGGGACATGAAAAAACCTATCAACAGGAGGCAACATGAAATACAGAGTCACGGCAGCATACGTTCAACTGCATTCGGGCATTTTGGTGCTGAGCAAAGAACAAGCGCGCGATCGCATCCATAATCTGCGCAAAGTAAAAAATGGCTACGAGATCGTCAAGCCGGTGCAGTTCAAGCAGGGTGAAGAGATCGGCTACGACGGCGAACTGACGCACCAGCTGGCCGAGATGCTGCAGGTCAATTCGGACCCGGCCGGAGTTCCCCCTGCAGGTAATCCTAATGTGCAGACGTCTGCACAAACTGAGTAAAAGCCGATGTCTTTTGAGGAGGGTCTGGATGTCTTCTTCGACCCTACCGAGTTCGCCGACGACGTAAAGTACAAAGGCAATCCGATCGCGGGCATCTTCGATAACGCGTATTTCGAGGGTCAGGGGATTCAAGGTAGTCAGCCGATATTCACCTGCCGATCCATGGACGTCTTATCTGCCCGGCGTGGCGACATCCTGATCCGTGCAGATGTGGCATACAAGGTAACAAGCGTCGAGCCAGATGGAACTGGCGTTACGTTGCTGAGGCTGGAGAAACAATAATGCGGATTGATGTCCGCTCAAACGTAAACAAGGTTTTGGCCGATCAGGTCACGCTGAGATCGAATATCAAGACCAAGGCGACAATTCGCGCCCTGAATCTGGCAGCCAGCAAAGTAAAAACGGAAGTCGGCCGCGAGATCCGCAAGGTTTATAACATCAAGCTGAGCGCAATCAACCAGGCAACAAAAATTACCAAGGCGCATGCCAACCAGGTGACGCCGCGCGCTACGGTCAAAATTTCAGGCAGCACTATCGGCCTGATCGAATTCTCAGCGCGCGCGGTCAAGCCGTGGAACGTGCCAGGCAGGACGAAGCGCAAGACAGGTGGCGGCACCAGCGTACGGGTAAAGGTAGCCGGCAGCCGCCGCCTGGTGAAGCACGCATTCATCGCCACGACCAAGTCCGGCTATCGCGGGGTGTTCATGCGCGAAAGCGTACCCGGCGCACCGAAAGCCCGCGGAGGGACGCAAGCGTACAAAGACCCCATCGTTAGTCTGCGCAGCATCAGCCTGCCGACAGCAGTGAGAAACAAGGCGGTAATGGATGCCGTCAAGCAAGTGGGTGCGACGCAATTCGAAAAGGAATTCGCGCGGCAACTCGAACTTCTGGGAAGAAAATAATGGCGGACCACGTAAAAACACAGCTGCGCGCAGCTGCTGTAACACTGCTGACCGGACTCAACCTAACCGGCTCACGGGTATTCAAGGGAAGGGTCGATCCCGTCGAAGACGAGGAATTGCCCTGCCTGTTGCTTGCCACGCCGAACGAGGAAAACGAATATCTCACGATGGGGTATCCGCGCCGAGTGCGCAATCGAATCACGCTAAGCATTAACGCCCTCGCGAAGATGAATGATGACCTGGACGATCTGCTCGACAGCATCGCAAAGGAAGTAAGAATAGCCATCGCCAATGATCCGACCATCGGTGGCCTGGCGAAAGACGCGATTATTGTCGGGACGGATACGGGCATTCACGGCGAGGGAGAAAAGCCGCGAGGCATGGCAGCAATGCTATTTTCGGTAGACATCCATACCAAGGAAGACGCGCCCGATATCGCAATTTAAGCTGCGCTTGATTGCCCCCACCCCCCGGCCTCTCGATATTCGAAGGCCGGTTTTTTTTGCCCGTCTCTGCGGGCTTTACTTTGAAAGGAAGAAACCATGTCAACACGCTCATCCGCAGGGTCGACGCTGAAAATCTCCGCTTCTACCCCCGCTACCTTTGATGCCGCCGGCTATGGCGCCCTCAGCTTTACCAATATCGGTGAAATCACCGACCTGGGTGAATTCGGTCGGGAATATGCGCTGATCACGCATAACCCCATCGGATCGCGCGGAACAGTCAAGAAGAAAGGTTCCTTCAACGAAGGCACGATGGCTTTGAAGCTGGCTTTGGATACCGACGATGCTGGTCAGATCCTGGTGAAGGCGGCCGCGCTTTCCGACAACGACTACAGCTTTATGGTCACCACACAAAACGGCGACAAGTACTACTTCCAGGCGCAGGTCATGAACTTCAAGGTCGGGCTTAGCACTGTCGATGCCATTACCAGCGCCAGCGTCAACCTCGAACTGACGAGCTCATCCTCTGGCGTGGGCGTGGTCGAAGACCTGGCGGCCTGATCTGATTCGCGTTAACACATAGGGGAAGACCATGGCATCGAAATTTTCAGGAAAGGTTGCGGTGAACCTGGACGCGACGCTCACCAGCACGCTCGATATTGGCAGCGGCGACTACCGGGCGCAATGGGGGTCCAGCTATGTGCTGGAAAACGGAACGGGCGCAAACCAGGCAAACGCGCTTTTCACCGACACGCGCACGCTCGCCGCGTCCGCAAACGAAAACCTCGATCTTGCTGGATCGCTGGTTGATGCGTTCGGCGCCACCATAACGTTCGACAAAATCAAGGCACTCATCATCAAGGCCGATGCCGCCAACGTCAACGATGTGCTGGTGGGTGGCGCTGCCTCCGCGCAGGCCTCGGCGTTCTTCGGCGACGTGACGGACGTAGTCAAGGTGAAGCCCGGCGGCACCGTGGCATTCATTGCGCCTGATGCGAACGGCTACGATGTGACCGCCACCACGGCGGATCTGCTGAAGATCGCCAACAGTGCGGGCAGCAGTTCGGTCAGTTACACCATCATCATTGTCGGCGTTGTTTAACGCCTAACCGAGCACCGGCCTGGCCCGTCTGCCCTTCGCGGGGAGATGGGCCTGGCACGGGCATTTTTAACCCCGCGAAAGGAAAAAGCATGTTTGATATTAGCAAACTGGCAGTAAACGAAACGACCACCATTGACTTGCGCGGCGCGGACGATGAGCCGCTTTTGGATGAAAACGGTAATCCTATGAGTATCACCGTGAATGGTCCGGGCACAAAGGCGTTTGCGAAAGCCCAGTCCGCCCGCAACCGGGCGACGTTGGAGCGCTTCCAGCGCAAGGGAAAAAATAAGGCTGATACAACCCTTGAGGAAAGCGCCGAGTTTCTGGCTTCCGTCACCGTCAGTTTCAACAATTTCAAGTACCGGGAGCTGGAGGGATACGAGCAATTCAAGGCCTGCTACATGGATACCAAGATCGGATTCATCGCGGAACAGGTCATGAAGGAACTCGGTGACTGGTCAAATTTTACGAAGGGGTCTACGAAGACCTGAGCCTCTATATCCGGCAAACCGCCTGGCTGCAGGCGGTACCGGAAAAAAAGAAAACACAGAGGAGTTCAGCAATTGAAGCACCCGATCCTGTTTCCCGCATCGAGACAATCCGGGATAACGGCGGGGAGATCCTGCTGCCACCGGTCGATGAAGGGGAATACCTGATCGACTACTTGCTCCAAGTGGGCCCCGCCAGCAACTCGGGCATGGGCCTCGCGGTAATTAGCTACACCGAACTACAAGCCTGGCAGGCCTGTACAGGTATAGTCCTGCAGCCTTGGGAGGGACAGACCCTCCGCCGGCTGTCTGCGGACTACATAGCTGAATCCGGGCGAGCAGAAAAATCAGATTGCCCGCCACCCTACGGGAATCCGGAATTGGAGTTTGATCGCGACGTCGTTGGAAAAAAAATCGCCAATGCGTTGAAGGCTTTTGCGCGCGCCAAAAGGTAAGCATGAACATCGCCACGTTATCCATCGAAATACTCGCTCAGGTCACCCGGCTTGAACAGGGGATGTCCCAGGCCAAGAACATCATCGGCCGGACGATGGGCGATGTTGAGCGCTCGGTTGAGTCGGTGAACAAGGTTCTCGGCATGGTGGGAGTGGGGTTGTCCGCCGGCGCAGTGGTCGCCTATGCCAACAAGGTAATCGGATCGCTCGCCGATCTGAATGACATGGCGCAGAAGACCGGTTCGTCGGTCGAGAATTTATCGAAATTCCAGCAACTATCGATCGAGTTCGGCCATGACTTCAATCTCATGGATACGTCTCTATCCAAGCTGGCAAAGGGCATGTCGCAGTTCGACAGCAGCACGAACTATACCAATCGTGCGTTAAAGGCGCTGGGGGTAGAGTCGCGCGACGCCGCCGGCAAACTGCGCGACCCTTCCGATGTGATGATCGACCTCGCAAAGCGCCTGCAAAACTACGGTGATGGCGCAGGCAAGGCGGCGCTGGTTACCGATCTGTTCGGCAGGTCGGGTGCAGACCTGCTGCCGATCCTGAACGACATGGCCGAGAATACCGATCGGTATCGTGGGGTTAGCGCTGAAGCCGCGGCTGAGGCGGACCAGTTCCAGAACCAGATCGGGAACCTCATCCGGGAAGCAGACCAACTGGCCCAGTCGATGGTAAGCAAGCTCGTGCCGGCTTTCAGCGACATCCTGAAGGCAATGGTGGATGGAACGCGACAAGGAGGCGTCTTCCAGGGAATCATGTCGGGTATCGGAGCGATGTCAAAGAACTTGTTCAATACTGACAGGCTGCTTCCCCAGGATCAAAAAATCGTCGCCAGATTGCAGGAAATCCAGGGCGAAATGGACGGGATACTGGAGCGCCGCAAGGCGTGGTATATGCCGTCGAATTACGCTGATGGCGAGCTGCAATCGCTGAACCTCGAAGCCGTCGCCCTGCAAAAAGAACTCGCGCTCCTGGAGCAGGTAAACGAGGAGAAAGCGAAGCCGGACAAGCCCCAGCTGGAGTATCTGGGGGGTACAGAAGGCTCGGATACGGCATCCGCCTACGAGCGCGCGAGCAAGGCTGCCGGCGACTATATCCAACGCCTCAAGGAAGAAACCGAGAATGTTGGACTGAACACAGTCCAGCTGAAACTGATGGCCGCCGCCCGGGCTGCCGCCCAGGCTCCGCTCGAAACCCAGCGCGTAGCCATCATGCAGGAAGCGCAGGCCTGGGCTCTAGCGACGCAGGCGCAAGAGGCAAACGTAGCGGCGGCGAAGGCATTGCAGGATGAGGAAAAAAAGCGCCTGGACGCTTATGCCGCCCTGGTCGCGTCCGACGAAAAATCCCTGCTATCCCTGAAGGAAAAAAACGACCTGCTGCAGTACGGCGCCAGCGCCGTGCAGGCAATGGGCCAGGCGGATCTGCAGGCAGCGCTCGACCGCGCCTGGGCGGCTGACCATGTGGATCCCGAAGTGATCGCCATGCTCGAGCGCAGGATCCAGCTATCGAAGCAGATAGCCGCCGAGATGAGCCGCGGGGCGATGCTGCAAGCTGAAAAGGACGCCGCAAAAGCCGCCAGCGACGCCGCGAAGGCATCGGACGATGAGTGGACCCGCATGTTCGGGTCCGTCGAGCAAACGGGCCGTATGGCATTCGTCCAGCTGCTGGCCTATGGAACGGGTACGGCAAAATCCATCGGCCAGGCTATCAAGGCCTCCATCATCGACATGCTTTTCCAGCTAACCGCACGGAAGTGGATCATCAACATCGAGGCATCTTTAAGTAGCGCGTTGGCCTCGGGAGCGGCCAATGCCGCCGGTAGCGCTGCTGGCAACAGCTTCAGCCTAATGAATATCGCTTCCGGCGCCAAGTCGATTTTCAGCGCGTTTACCGGCGGTGCTTCGGGTTTGGTAGAGGCAATCGGCACTTCGGCCATCGGGCAGGCACTTGGCCTTGGCGTCGCCGGTGGCTCTGCCTTAGGCGCTGGGGTAGGCGCTGGCGCTGGCGCCGGCACGGCTTTCATCGGAGGGGCCGGCACTGCCCTGGGTGGAACAGGAGCGACCGCTGCGGGGCTTTCCGGCGTGGGTGGCATGCTGGCAGCGGCTGCCGGTCCTGTTGCCATAGCTGCGGCGGTTGACACGATATTTAGATTGATCGCGGGCAACAAGACGATCAAGGGGGCCGAGGCGCTCAGTTATGTGCCAGTCATTGGTCCGATCGTCAATGCCCTCTTCGGCATGGGACCGAAGAAGCTGGGCCCAGCCGAGCTGACAGGAAACTTTAGCGATACCGGATTCGCCGGACAGTTCGAAGCGGACTGGACGCGCAAGGGCGGCATATTTTCGTTCGGCAAGAAGAGAGGCCGTCGCGCGCTGGGCATTTCAGCCGAGCAGGATGCTGCGCTCGATGCAATGGTCGGGGACATATCTGCCGCCTTCATCGCTCTGGCGAAAACCACCGGCGATGCCGGCCGATCCCTCGATGGCTGGACGTTCCAGGTCAAGAGGAAGATC